CCTATAAAAGATGCTCCTCTGTGAATGTGATTTGGGTTATATTCATTTTCTTTCATTTCATTTACCCAAACAGAATCCAAATGTAATTTGTAATTTCTTACTAATATAAATTTCATATAATTTTGAAATGCTCTAAGAAGATAATTAAAAACATTTGTAGGTAATAAATTATGAGGTCTCATTTTATCTTCAGTTACATCGTTACCATCATAATAAAGACTGTGTTCTTTTTCTATTTTACCAGCTAAAAAATCATTTACTTTATTAAGACTATTAAAGTTTTTTTCATAAATACCATTAATGGCATTAAATATATTATAAGGAACTTTGTATCTTAAAATAGTTTGCCCTAAAATTACACAGCCGGAATGCATTTATTTTTGAGTTGGTGGTGCTAACTCTTCTTTTTTAACAGTTTTATTTTCTAACTCTCCACTTTTTTTAATTCTTTGTAAAGATTGTAACTGTCCTAGAACATTAAATTTTTCATTATCATCAGAACCTTCATGTAAATTTTTTGCTCTATGAAAATATTGTAGCCCATAAGAATCTAGCTGATGTTGATTAACATCCTTATCATCAAAAGATCCATCATTAAATTCTTTTTTTAATTTAGACCACATTTTAATTTCACGCATTCTTTCTTTAGCTTCTCTTTCCATATTTGTTTTTTTAAAAACACACTCATCGATATCTACTTGATATCTAGTTAATTTATACTCGTCTGTTTCTTTTTCTATTTTAGTTTGTAACCATTTAATTTTAGCATTATTTCTTCTGTACTCAAAAGACAGCCCCATTAAATTATTAAAAAAAGCTGCTTGTTCTCTAACACACTGCCAATATTTAGCGGCTAATGTCGGATATTTATTATCTTGTAAAACAGAAAATCTTGCTTCTGTTTCTGTTCTAAACATTTGTTTTTTGTTATAAGTATCTCTTAACTCTCCTACCAATACTTTAAAATCAGATAGATCGTTAGTTTCTAATAAAGTGTTTAAACTTTCACTTTCTTTTTCAATTATTTCTTTAATATCTTTTTTTGTCATTCTAGTCTCCTTTATAGCTTACTACCAAAGTCTTATACCAAAAAATATTTTTTATACAACATTTATATTTAAGTTTAATCTTACATTTTCATCTGTTTGATTAACACTTCTATGCCTTAAATTTCCTGGAAATATAGCCATAGTATTTTCTACTGATGGTATTTTTTCACCATTTTCAAATTCAGTATAACCATTGTTTGTATTAAAAGAATATAGACCAACCAAGTGAGGCATGTCTGAGTCGGTGTGTAAATTTGTTTTTATTTGTTCTGGATATTTAACATATAGGTTAAGTTTTGCTCTTAATAAAAACTTAAAATTTAAATTACCCAATATAGGCATAAGCACTTTACTAAAATAATAATTACTAATAACTTTATCATTTTCATATATATTATGGTAAAATAAAAAGTTAGAAGTATCTTCTACATCAGCTGTAGTACCACGATACTGCCATGGTACAGACATCATTTCTTTTTTTATTTTATTAAATAAATTTCTTTCTAAAAAATCACTAATTATTTTGGGTGGCATTCAATTATATAATACCAATTATTTTATAAAAATCTATGAAGAAATTGTTTTTGCGAATAACTGTCCTGAAGCATACCACTCTTCTGACACGGCATTATTTCCACCACCAGGACCCATAGCTCTAAGTCCTAAACTAGATGTTCCAGCAGCCGCTGCAAAGTTTGCTAATGAATTTAAATTTGCAATTGAAGACCAGCTTGTTCCATTCCAAGACTCACATGTATTGTCCCCACTGTCAGGTGGTCTTCCACCAATACGTAGAGCCGCTGTAGCTATTCCATGCGAAGGTAATTGAAATTTTGGCGTGTTCATATTAGCTACTTCAGTCCAAGACGAACCATTCCAAATTTCAGTTCTAACTTGTGGACCGGGGCCACCTCCGAAAACTACTGCAGAAGCATTACTTGCACCTCCAGCGCCAGTTGCACCACCGTTATGAATTGTATCTGCTATTTCTGTCCATGCTGAACCATTCCAAGATTCTACAAATTTGTGATCGTTTGGTGA